AGCATAGTGGATAATCTTAATGATGTCCTTACGTGCTGTACCCTTTCTATCATACCTTGAGGCATATTTCAATATGTTAGACCTACAGAATGCCTCTGCGTCACCTACTGAATCAATCAAGTCCAATGTCTGAACATTGTTTGAAGAGTAGTGACCTCTGTAAGTACCACTAATATAATCTGAGACCTCTTTCAAGATCTCGTTTTCATTGTACTTCATAAAGTAGTTTATTCTTTATTATTATACATGGTCAATGGTCCTCTGTCAATAGTCATGCGTTTTAATTCTGGAGGAATCATAGCAATACTCATAGACAGACGAGTACCAGAGGGTTTTGCTTGATGTAATCTTTGAAAAGGAATGTAAAGTAAATCACCTTTAGTAAGAGTGACTTCTAATTCTGGTTCAAGATCATCATTAAAAACAACCCAAGGAGTTTGACCATCAACTTGGATTATAGCATTTGTAGTATCATCTCTATGAGGATTAAAAGAACTTGCATCTCCGAATCCACCATACACATGGATATCAGAAACACAAGAAAATTCTTCTTCTACTTCTCTACACAAATCATTTGTTAATTTATTATATCTTCCAAACTTTGTAATAACAAATCCATATCCTCGTTTCACTTTCTGAGTAACGAAACGAATATCTTCATACTCACCATACCATGCAGAATCTAATGAAGGGATCTCTTTCTTATGTCCATCAGGAGCAATAATTTCCCAATGAAGATCTCTTCTATAAAGACACTCATCAACAATTGACCAGTCAACGTATTGATCTGGCCAATTTAAAAAGTTAGGAATGTAAAGGGGAGTGGAACCCCTCACGTTATTCCACTTCATTAATAACAAGGGTCTTCCGATTCTTCAGCACCCTCATCAACCTTAGTATATAAATCTAAGAATGATTGTTTGGTATCATCATCAAAACGATTCAAACATGCTTTGATAGCAGTCAAACGATCACCAAAGATATCTAATGCTTGAACAATGTGAACCAAACGACGTGTAGTAATGATCTCATCTACTCCACCATCATAGAATGTCTTACGAATAACACCTGCCCATCTAACTAAGTTCTCACAGAACTCAAGAGGAACACCATACTGAGCAAGAATCTTAGTCTCAATAGTAGAAGTTGGATACTCTTGCTCAAATGTTACAGGGAATCTTTCTAGAAACGCTTCGTTGAGCACGTTAGTTCCAATAAATCTTCCGTCGTCTGAACCTTTACCTTTAGTATTTGCGGTGGCAAAGACGTTGAATCCTGCTTTTGGTCTGACGTAACTTCCTGTCTTTTTAAGGAAAACTCCTTTACCTTCAAGGATGGATTGGAGACAGAGAATCTTGTTTGAGGCAAGGTCGATTTCGTCAAGGAGCAAGATAGCCCCTCTGTTGAGAGCTTCAACAACTGGTCCGTCGTGCCAAACGGTTGCACCGTCAACAAGACGGAACCCGCCAATGAGATCATCTTCATCTGTTTCTATAGTAATGTTTACACGAATGAGTTCTCTTCCGAGTTGTGCACAAACTTGCTCAACTGATAATGTTTTACCATTACCTGATAGACCAGTAATAAAAGTAGGATAAAACTTTTTAGATTTTATAATTTTTTTAATTGAATTGCAATTTCCAAAAGGAACAAACAATTCATCTTGTTCTGGAACAAAATTTACTTTTACTACTGGTTCAGCAGAAGGTGCTGCGTAGTTTCTATTTAGAATTTCAGTTGTAGTTAGGTTCCATCTTCCACGACCAACCTTCTGCAACCTATCAATTTTATTCATTCTCTTAGTAACACTCTGCACCTTCACACCTAAATGATCTGCAGCTGCTTTAACATTATCGCTGTTAATATCTCCACCGAATTGGGAGAAAAATGAAAGTAGTTGATCTTCAGAAAATTTTGGTGAGAATGGCATGTGTGTTCCTTATCTTGTTACACTTATTATAGCATGATGGCTTATGAAATCAACCACCTTTAGACACTTTCTCAACTGGTCCAATTCCTTGTCAACTGACGTACATCTGATACACCATAGAGTGCCTTACATCTCTGCTCGGCATCTCCTCTTAAATTAGATTCACATGTAAATTCTACTTTAGTCAATCGATTAGATTGTAATAAAATATATGCTGACCATTTGGTTGTCACTTTCTAGTTTCTCCCTCTGCTAGTTTAGTTGTATTAAGAAGTAGTTTAGATGCTTTTTTAACATCTTTATATGTTCTATATTTAAACTCTTGAATCAATCTATTACCTTTATCATCATCACCAACGATGGTGAAGAACTTTGCACTACCTGATCCACCTACTCCACCACCTGCTGTAGTACCAGTGCTCATGATTGCTGGTGCTGTAATCAAACAAAATGGTCCTGCAACCATACAACTCATCAAACCTACACCTGCACCTACACCTGTACCAACAACACCACCAACGATTGCACCACCTGTATTAAAGGGTTGATCTTCTGTAGTCCATTGAACAACATTAGTGATGTGTCCTACTGGTCCTTTCACACCAGTTTCATCTATTACTATATCACATTTCTCTGTATATTTTTCTGTCTCATCTTTACATGTTGCTCCACGATAACTACGTTGATAATCTGCATGTGTTACTCTTGATCCTGGTCTAATAGAAGATGCTAGTGTTGTAGAGGGAACTAGCATCAAGGCAGCAATTACTGCTATAGTTTTTTTCATCTATAAGGCAAAGTTATACTTGTTAATATTTATATTATACCATACAATGTTACAAGGTTAACATCGGTTTTGGTTTGCTGAATAATACCTCATTGATATATGTGTCAGTCCAATCCTTATCAAACCATCTTTCTAAGATACCACGTGTTTTATCATTAAGTCTTTGCTGTGTACAATACTTGCATTGATCTTGATATCTTTCATATGTTTCTTCCATACTTCCCTTCTTAGCATTCTTAACTGCTTCACAATATATTTTAAGATAATGCATTACAACACAATAGAAATTTGCCGTATCTATATCATCACTCAAACGTGTAAACTTACAATACTTAGAAAATATTTCTTCTGACCATGAAGGAAGTTCCCTCTTCTCTTTGAAATTAAAGTTATCACTAATCTCTTTTATTTCTGGAGAATAATTAAAACCACTAATAGGAGAAATATCAACAATGGCAGCAGTCACTACCTTATCAGTAGCAACAATATCACATCCAAAGATAGGTAAATTATAAATTGGTTCAGGAAAGAATACACAATGCAATATCTTCATTGCTTTAATCTCTGCTAATTCTAAATGTACCTTCCTAAGTTTAGGAGTTTTGTACATTGTATTTTTAATAATCAAATCATCTTTCTTTACTTCTGGTATAGAACTTTTTAATCGTTTTACATCTGGTAGATCTTGCATAACATAGGAAAGTGACATTGCTATGTCTTGTACTATATCATTCTGCATAACTAAAAAAGAACTCCTTAATTAATTGTTCAGATTCTTCCTTTCCAAATGCACTGGATAGGTATCCTGAAATAGGATCTAATCGTATCATATACGAATCAAAATCTTTATACTCACTAGTATCAGTACCAGTAGGTTGTGCCTTATCTATCATTTCTTTATAGAGTGACAGATAGTATTTGAATGTTGGTAAGAATGTATCAATACCATCCATTTTACAATACCTTACAAAGATATTATCAGAAAAGTGATTACCCTTTTCAAAGAAACGATAGGTCTCTGTTGTTTGAGGTAATGGTGGTACTTTCAATAGATAATTTTCTACTGGATGTTGGAAGTCAAATACTATTATAACTTTCTTTTCAGAAAATCCCATCAAGTCCATACCAAAACAAGGAAGGTTAGATCCTGTCTTAGGATAGATTATATTATTATGAATGTTAAGATTCTTTCCATCCCATATATCAACATGCCTAGATTTAAGAAAATGTTTACCAGCATATAAATCAGCAGTAAGATTTACACCTTTTTTATTTTGCCAAGTTGTATGGTTATCTAAAAAAACCATATCAGGAAACGTATTGAATACCGCTTCCTTATATCCATCCCATATACTCATGCTATTTGCTCAATGAATGCGTTTAGTACTTTCTTATTTGTCATCTTAGAACTCATATGTTTTTTAAATGCACGTCCTAGTTCTGCTTTAGTAGCAACTTCACCTTTCTGTTTTACTTCAAGTTCATCAGTATTTCCACCCATGTCTCTTTCTGGCATATAGAATGATTGAGTAAATCCAGCAGCATTCTTGATAGAAGCATACTTTTCTTTTCTCCATTGTGCATCAATCTTATCAAACATATCATAAGCAAAAGAACGAACCAATCTAGTTAGGTTTGATTTGTTACAAAGACGAATACCAATCCAATTGTAATCAGTAATCTCTCTAAAGAAACTTACAATATCTTTAGTAGTTTCAAATTGTGAAGCAGATAATTTTCTAGTGTATCCTGTCTTGGAGTCACGTAAGATATGAACTTTATTTGAATGATACAAATGCTTATTGTTCCACTCACCATCATAAGTTTCCTCAGTCATATGAGTAAATCCATTTGCCTCACCATCAGTTAAACAAACTACATTTACTTTCTGTACATTCTCAACTCTCTTAAGTCTATCTACAAGATAACGAGAACATAGAATAGCATCAACTAAAGGAGTTCCACCAAGAGTATACTCCTCCATATAATTCATGAAACGATGAGACATTGCAGATGCTTGATAGTAAACATACTCCATAGATTTATCTAAGGATTTTGCATTTTGTTTAGAAGAAAAGAATTCTAATAACTTAAAGGTTGGATCAAAAGAAAGAGCACCTTCTTCTATCTTTGTTGCAGGATGTATGGAAGAAGTTCCTTTGTGATTCCATCCATTTTGGAATGCATATACTCTGAACGGAATACCTGCTTTTCTACAGAACCATACTAGATTGTAAGTTTGCTTAAGAGTATCCTTTAACTGATACTGCATAGATCCAGACCAGTCAAGGAACATTACTAATCCATGATTCTTACCATCCTTTACTGTAGTTACTCTCTTAAAGATATCATCAGTTACTTTATATTTGAAAAGAGAATTTGTGTCAATAACACCTGTCTTGGAAGTTGCTGCTCTTGCATATTGATCTGCTGATTTCTTCATCTCAAATTGCTTAACAAGATAATCAACTGATTTCTTAGCATCATTTTTAAACTCTTTATACTCTTCAGTAATTCTTTCAAGACCACCATATAGGTATTGTTGATGGTGCTCATCTGAAACAGGTTGACCTTGGAAATGATAGTAAAGATCTTCTTGTATTTTTTCTGCTTTTACAATTACCTTATCGATATCAACTTCTGGTAAAGAAAGATACTTCCACTCTTTAGCATTATCATCAACTAGTGTTTCTAGAGCATCTTTAAATGCATCATCAGTAATAGATTCAGTCTCATTATATTCTTTAACAAGATCCTCTACTTCTTCACTACCCATTTCAGCTTCTATCTGTGATTCTGTGTCACCCTTCTCACTACCTTCATCTTCAGAATCTCTCTGCTCACTATCATCACTAGATGTAGGTTCAAATTCTATTTCTTCATCACCATCAGCAGATTGTGATTGATCATAATTTACTTCTGGAATTTGTGGAAGATTGATCTCAGGTTCTTTTTCTGCTTGCTTATCTTTAGCATAACCATATAAATCTTGAGCAAGTTGAATTACTTCCTGAAATGATTTTGTATTACCAGCACGATTTACCCATACCTGTTCTTCATCTGTAAAGTTAATTGAATTATTACCTTTGAAATATAAATTGATACGATCAATAAAAGGAAGATCATCTATATTATCTGCATACTTTACACCGAAGAAATCACGATCCCATAATTCTTTATAACCATCAAAGAATGATTTCTTAAGACCAGGATATGTTTGCTTCATCATCTTCTCGATACGTACGTCCTCTAAGACATTCACAAACGCTTTATCTGCATTCACATCTTCATTAGGAGTATATAGAGCATGTCCTACCTCATGACCCACTAGAAGGTCATATACAGTTGCTGACGCATCTTTCCATATAGGAAGAACCAACACTCTTTTATCAACTTCAAAATATGCTGTAGTAACCTGACGATGTTCTACTGTCAAGTTTTCTGTAGCAAGTAGTTTTGCAAGAGTGCCTTTTACTTCCCTGTTGATCATACTTGTTCCTTATCTGATATACCTATCATAGCACTTCCAACAAGCTTTGCAGCAGGTGATGGACCACTTTGTGTATTGTCCCAATGCCTGATCACCCCTGCAACAATAAAACAATTAGTAATGAGATAACTAAAAAAGATGAAAGATCGAATAATGAGTACATAATTATCATACTCTTTCGTTTTTTCGTCAGAGAACGAACCCAGTGCATATTTCCATACCTTAATTAACCTTGCCATATCAAATCGGGCATTGGTGATTGTTGTCCTCTCATAGTAATCATAAGAATAATATATCCAACAAACCAAATGATGTTGAATAACCATGCTTGCCTCCAGAAATATTTTCTGATTGCCATAGATCTAAGAATCTCAGGTGCTTTATCCTGTGATCTAAAGATCTGTTCTATAATAAATGCAATGATTGTTGCTATCACTAAAGGATAGAATACAAAGTTTGCAAAGGACATTACTGCAATTAAAAAAGTCATAATACTTGAACCACTCCTATAACATCAGGAATTTCTTCCATTAATTTACGTTCTATACCTTGCTTCAAAGTCATGGTACTCATAGCACATGTCTCACATGCACCACCTAACTTTACTTTAACATATCCATCTTCTATATCGTAAAGTTGAAGGTATCCACCATCAGCTTCAATATAGGGAATGAGTTCCTCT